TATTTCTAGAAGTTGAAAAATGTCACCGTCTGTACATGAGTAATCAGTTATTTTAGAAATATCTAAAATAGACTCAATCATTCTCATACTAGTTCCAGGTCTACTACCAGGTAATACTGCTATGGAATCAGAACTAACACCAGCGGTTGTGCTGGCGGTCATATCAAAAGTTGCCATTTGTTATACCCCCTTACGCTGCGTTATACTTAGCGGTAACGATAGCTTCTGGACGAAGTATCTTTCTACCGTATAAGTGCATTCCACGGACGATGTCTGCGAACGAATCAGGGTCACGGTATGACTCTGTTTTCGTAATTTGTGAAGCTGAAGCTATAGCTGAAGAATGACCAGCAACAATTAATCCAAAGTTACTGTTCTGGTTAGCTGTTCCAGATGTTCCTGGACCAGTTCCTACTGCTGGTAAGTTGTTTGACATATAAACGTCAAAGCCATGAATTTTACCAACATTTAAACCATTCTTCAATCCTGTTTGGTCTCCACCAAAATCGGCATCCATAAGACGAGAATCCTCATCTTTTAAGATTTCGATAAATACAGGGTGTAGAACCAACCATCTACCATCAGTGTCAACAAACTGGGTGTCAAGCAATCTTCCCATTCTTGCAATTACTTGCAATGGTGAGGCAGTTGCTGTGGCTAGAGCTGTTGCTCCACCAGTTCTTGCCTGAATTGGAATAGAGTGGTCGCCAGCACTACTTGTAGTAATGTTACCGAAGTCACCCTTTTTCAACTTCATAGAGGTTAAAAGTTCATCTGAACCTGCAGTTGTAACTGCTTTTGAACCTGAAACGGTGTCATTAGCTGTTCCTGCAACAGTATTCAGAGAGGATTGTTTAAATCCTGAAAGATAACCAAGAACTTCCTGGTCGTGTTGGTCACGTAGTCTATACCCTGCACGGTCAGCGGCCATAGATTCAAAGTTCACGTGAGAGTGAGCTTCTTCAATATCGTCTACTTTAAATGCAAAGTAATTAGCTTTGTCCACCACGAGTGAGAAATCTTCGTCATCTAAGTCTTGTGGAGTAATCTGAGTTCCCCTAGCGTACTCCTTTACAGTGATTTCTGGTTCTTTAATAATTTTAACAGTATCACCGTAATTCGCAATTTCTCCGAAGTAGTCATTATTAGTAATGCTATCTACAACAGAGCTTTTACGAAAGGCTTGCTGGACTTTTTGCGAGTAGATTACGGGGCTAAAATTGCCATTAGGTAAGCTACTGTAACCAGCTGCTGTCTTAAATGCCATTGTATTGTCTCCCAATAGGCTATACCGATTCTCTAAACACTAATAAGACCAGTGCTCTAAGG